GGTCGCGCCGGGACCATCCGGCTCCGGGGCCTCGCCAAAGAACTGGGCTACCACGATCTGTTTCACGCCTTCCTCGTCGGCTCCTGGATCGACGTCGACGAGCGGGGCGGCCTGGTACTTGCGCTCATTGTCGCCGAGGACCGTCACGTCGATCTTGTTGTTGCCGCCGGACGGGTCGGCACCGACGGTGCGGACCTTGACGTTCGTGCAGTTTGCCGGGAGCGTTGGCCCCGGGCTCGGCATGCTGGACAGAACGGCCATTCGTCATTCGCTCCAGGCGATCTGGTAGGTCTGTTCGACGATGTACGTCGGGACCTCGCGGCCCTCGAGGTAGACGGCCGCGGAGTCCCTGTCGTCCACCAGGAGACAGTGCTCGATTGTCAGGTAGTCCATCGGCCCCGTGAACCGATGCAGGGCGTCAGAGACGGCCTGGGCGATCTCCCGCGCCTCGAGGTAGCCGTCCGCGTAGATCTCGACCGTGTAGGTCGCCTGCCGCGGGAACGCGTCCAGTTCGGGCGTCTCGGAGAGCTCGTCCTGGAGCACGAGCTGGGGCGTCGTGGAGGCCCGCTGAAAGACGACGTAGGGTGGCTCGCCGCCGCCGGTGTAGCTGACCGGGTAGGCCTCGACGCCGGAGCCGGCGGCCGCCTCGATCGCCTCGTAGAGCCAGGACTCGGGGAGCATGGTTCAGCCTCCGGGGTTGCGGCCGCTTGCGACTTCGCGGACGGCCCGCTCGAGGGCGATCTTCAGTTCCGCCGGGAGGCGGGCCTGGACCTGGGGCCCGATCTGCGACATCAGGTTCGCCACCATGCCGCGCGGGGCGATGCCCTTTTTCGTGCCGAACTCCAGCCAGATCGCCTTCCGGCTCTCGGGGCCAGCCTTGTAGCCCAGCACCGCGAACGCTGCGTCTTTCTTGGATTTGGTGCGGACCCGGACGGAACGCCGCAGGGCCCCGGACGACTTCCGCTTCTCGCCCTTCTTGCGCCGCCCGCGGCGCGTGCCCACCGGCGGCGTCACTCGCCTGAGATCGCCGACGTGCGGTTTCGCGGCCCGGCCGACGGCGGCCTTTAGGTGCTTGTTCCGGATCCGGGGTTCGAGCTGGCCGAACGACCGCACGAGCGCGGCGATCTCGCGGTCGACCGGGCTCATCGAGATCGTGATCATGCCACTTGCTCCTCGACGGTGAGCTCGAGCTCCTGGCGGTGGCCACGCTCGAGGACGCTGGAGACGTAGAGCAGCCGGCCGCCGCGGGTCAGCCACCGCAGCCGCATACCGCCGACCACGTCGTCCCGCCAGTGAGTCCGGACCAGGGCCTGGACGGCCCCGCCGACCTTGGCCCGCTGCTCCTGCTCGATGTAGGCCTGCTGCTCGTAGGACCCGTAGAACCGGCCGACCTCCTCCCAGTCAGACGTGATCCGCTCGCCGACGTCGTTCCGCTCGTCGGCCGGCAGCCGCTCGAGGGCGAACTTCTCGCGCATGATCCCAGGGGGCGGCATCACCAGCCTCCGTTATGCGACAGGCTGGCGAGCAGCGTCTCGAATCCCTGCGGCAGTTCGGCCGCCGAGTTCTCCGCCAGGACCCCGCGGTTACTGAACATGTGCTCGACGTACATCAGGAAGGCCGACTTCACTCGCGGCCCGGCCTTGTAGCCGCCCGTCGGGCCGGCCCAGTATTGGACGACGAGCTCGTCGGTCGGGGCCTCGTCGAGCTCCAGGACCGCCGGCTCGGCGTCCTCCTCGAGGTCGTAGTCGGCCCCGGCCAGCTCGTCGCCGTCAGCCTCGACCGAGAACGGGTGGTCCGCGTCCACGAGCACCGGCGGGTAGGGCAGGGCGTAGGTCGTTCCCCGCGGGCTCTTCCACTTGGCCCGGTAGCGCTTGGCCGCGAGCGACCGGCCCAGCCGAGACTCGACGAGCTCGCGCGCCGCCGCGATCTTGTCGGCCAGCATCGTGTCCCATTCGGTGTTCTCGGGCGCGAGGCCGAGCTGGTGTTTCGCGTCCGCCACGCTCACGGGCTCGACGACAGGCTGGGAGATCACGCGCAGGGTGTCCGGTTTCATGAGCTTCCCACTTCCTGGATGACGGTCGACTGAATCACCTTGGTCTCGGTTTCTTGGAAGAGCACGGTTCCCGAGAACAGAACGTAGGCCGTCCAGGTCTCAGCGGAATCGTCCGTCTCGTCCGTGATCGTGACCTCGACGTTCCACCTGTTCGGCCCGAAGGCCGCGAAGTCGTACGGGTCGAGCAGGGCGACGACCTGGTCCTCGTCGCCGGAGCCGGAGCCCATCTCCTCCGAGACATCGAGGACGATCTCGTCCTGTCCGGCCGTAGCCACGGCCGCGAGCGTGCCGGCCGGCAGCTCCTGGCCCTCGGTGATCGTGATCACGACCTCCCGGATGTCGTCGGTCGACCGGAGCGTGACGAGCCGCCGGGCCGAGCCGGAGAGCCGCTGCTTGACGATCTCTGGCATGGGCGGCTCCTAGCGGGCCTCGAGGGCGATCGGCGTGGCCACGGCCCTCTCGAACCGGCTCGCGTCCAGGAGCGGCCGGGCGGCCTCCGGCACGGCGACCTGGAGCCGCTCGAGCTCGGCGGCGAGCTTGGGCGTGGCCTGGATCACCTCGCCGGACTTGTAGCCCCGGTAGGCCTTCACGAGCCGCAGCGAGACCATGTGGTCGGGGCTTGCCATGCGAGCTCCTCAAATGACAGCGGCCGGAGCCGGCATCCCTGCCAGCCCCGGCCGCCATGCTGGCCGATGGTGTCGGTGGATCAAGAGCCGCTGACGAGCTTCGCGACGAAGCTCGCGTCGTGGTTCGAGATGCCGACCCGCTGCGTGCCGCGGAAGACGACCTGGTCCTTCGCGAAGCCGGCGTCCACCGAGCTCGCGATCTGGAGGCCGTTGGCCTTGTAGGCCACCGCGGACGACATCGAGAAGTCACCGTAGAGGGCGAGCGTCCCGGCGGGCAGGCCGAGCACCCGGTAGACCGGAGCGCCCATGACCACCGGGAGAACCCGCTCGCCGATCGTCGTCGACTGCGAGACCACCGAGGAGGCCATGATGTGGCCCCAGCCCTCGCTCGACACGACCCAGGCGGTGTTCATCGCCCGGCTGTCGATCTTGCCGACGATCTCGGCCAGGTCGGCCCCGTCCATGTCGGTGCCGGCCTCGACCTCGTTTCCGCCCGGGATCTCGTCGACCAGGCCGTCGATGCCCTTGCCGTTGTCGCCGTTCAGCCACACGTCGTCGATCTTCTTCGCGATCGCCAGGCCGAGCCGGTTGGCGACGGTCGAGGCCAGGGCCACGCCCGAGGCCGCGTCCTCGACGAGCTCGTTCGAGACCTCGATGAGACGGCCCATCTTGTAGAGCGTGAGCTCGACCTTGTCGGTCGTGGCCTCGTCGCCCGTGATGGTCTCGTTCTCGTCGAACCACTCGGCGACGATCTCGCCGATCTTCGGGATGATGATCGAGTTGGTCGACGTCGGGTAAAGGCTGGCGAGCTGGAGGCCCACCGAGCTGTACTGGAGAACGTCGATGAACCCGTTGAAGAGCTCGGGGGAGAGCAGCTCCTCGCCCGAACCGGCCGACGTCCCGGCCATCGCCCGGAGCTCAGCCTTGTCCTTCCGGGCCAGGGCCCGCAGGAACCGGCCGGCCCGGTCGGCCGCCTCGTAGGTGCCGAAGCCGCGGAGCTGGGCCTTCGGGACGACGTGGACAGCCGGGGCGGTCTTCTTCTCGACCGCGGCCAGAGGCTCGCTGTCGCTCGCGCGGACGGCCTTCAGGGCCTCCACCTTCGCGTCGAGGGCCCGCTCTGCGACGGCCGCGGCGGTGATCTCCTCGGCCCGGTTCGACCGCTCGGAGAGCCGCTCGTTGATCGACTTGGCCTCAGCCTCGTCGGCGGGCACCATCGCCCGGAGCGTCTCGATCTCGGCCGTCACAGTGACGGACTCATCCTGGAGGCGGGCGAGCTTGGGCGAGGGCATGTGTCGGTCCTTGTGTTCGGGTGTCCTTGAACTGCCCGCACGATACGAACACTGACCGGCGGCGAGAACTTGCGCCGTCCTACCGTAGGACGTTTTCGCAGCGGCCGTCCGGGCAGGCCTTCGCACGCTCGGCGACGCATCGCTTGCACTGGCAGCGGCACGTCTGCTGAACGCGACCGTCGGGTTTCCAGATCCCGCGGACGCATGTCTGCCCGCAGTCGCAGGCGACGGGCGTCGGGGCCGGAGGCGGCGGCGCGTCGGGCGTCATGCTGGCGAGAGAGGCCGCCACCGCCGCGGCGGCGCGCGGGGCCTCGAGGTCGATCGCGCGCGGGTCGGCCGACAGCCAGACGAGGAACGCGATCAGCGATCGCCACAGGTCCGAGAGCATCACCAGCCCTCCGCATTGTCGAGGATCGGGTAGCCGTCCCCGCCGACGGCCCTGGCCTTGACGACGTGGCTCGGCTGCTCGGGCGGCTTCTCCGCGACGAGCGCGATCCAGAGGAGGTTCTTCGCGGCGCGGGCCAGCCACCGCAGGGCCGGCCGGTCCGGGGCCGGCGGCTCGGGCGATGGGGCCGACTGGGCCAGGAGGTAGCCGATCGCGAACGCGGCGGCCAGGACGAGGAGCGTCTTCCGGTCGAGGTTCATCGGGTCACCTGCAGGAAACGGGCCAGGGCGTCGAGGGTGTTCGCGCCGCGGTTCAGTTCTGGCGGCGGCGGCGCGAGCCAGTCGCCGTTATGAAGGTCGCGCCAGCCGAAGCCGGCGACCGAGCCCACGGCGAACGAGTCCCGCTGCCCGAGCATCCGCTCGACTGTGCGACGGTCGACCCAGAACGAGCCGTCCGGCTGGTCGGCGGGGAACTTGCCCCGGTAGGTCAGCCATCGAGGACCCCACGAATTCAAACACAAAAGCGCATCAGATGGGGACCCGTTTTTCTGGTAGCGCACCGCGCAAAACAGCATCTGGTGATGCCACGTCGGCCCGGCCTGCGCGTAGCCGTGCTCATCGGTGACGGACTGAAAGCCGACATTGCTGGCGACCGGGATCGGGAACCCGGCCTCGATGGCAGCGGCCGCCTCCGCCCAGGTGGTAACGAGGGCGACGTGATTGGCCGGGTGCCGCTTCGCGATCTGGTCGAGCTTGCCCTTGTCGCCCTGGCCGCCGTTCCCGTACGCGCCCCACTGCTTCGCCCGGTCGGCCGAGTAGGCCCGCAGATCGTGGCCGCCGACCTGGTCCCGGTAGACGACGCCCCAGTCGCGGACCCAGCGGGCGCAGGCCGCGCCGTACGACCCATCCGACCAGCCGCCGACCGGCGAGCTGCCGTCGCCGTTCTTGTTGCGAGCCTCGACCCGGGAGCCGCCGTAGATCGCCTCGGTCGATGGGAACGCCGGCGGCTCGCCGAGCCGGCCGGTCTCCCAGTCGATGCTCTGGGCGATCCAGATCCCATGCGCCCACCCCCAACTAGTGCAGTCCCCGATCCCCTGACGCTCGACGACCCAGGGTCGGCCGTAGCGGGCGGCGTGGGCCTTGTTGGCGGCCCGATAGAGAAACGTGTCGACGCCCTTGGCCTCGGCGATCGTCTCCGCCCCGGCGTCCCGGAACATCGGCTGCGGCAGCTCGGCCAGGAACCGGGCAACGCCCTCGGGGTCCGGCGTGTACCCGAACTGCCCGTCGGGCCCGCCGGCCACGGTCCGTGGGCGAAACGCCCCCACGAGCGCGAGGAGCGTGACGACAGCCAGGACCAGCACCAGGCCGGCCCGGATCGCGTTGCGGCTACCGTGCGACATTGGCGGCCGCCTTTGCGATCTCGCGATACGCCGCGACCCAGGCGGCCCGCTGGGCCGGCGACAGCGGCCCGCCCGCCGTGCCGGCCGCGTGGTCGAGGAAATCCTTGATCGCGTCCCGGACGAGCGGGTGTTTCGCCCCCAAGCTCTCGCCCCGGCACCGCAGCTCGCGGGCCCGGATCCGCAGATCGTCGACGGCCGCGCCGGTCTTGATCAGCCGCGCGCCCTCGTCCTTCGTGCCGTCGTACTCGATCTCGGCGGCGAGCTCGTCGAGCAGGGCCGCGACGGTGGCGGCGTCGACTGCTGCCGTCGGCCCGACGAACTTCCCGCGGAGGTCGAGCGCCGCCGGGGCCGGCGCGGGATTCGGGGAGGGGGCTCCCGTTTGGTTCGACCAAACCAGGGCGGCCGCCGCGATCAGCGCCGCGGCGACGACGTGCTTTCGGTCGATCTTCGGCGCGAATCCGGAGAGCTTCCGGAGCTGCTCCAGGATCTGCGGCCCAGCCGCAGCGTACGCGGCTCCGGCCACCAGGATGACGACGAGGGCGGTGTTCATTGGGCGAGCCTCACGAGCGGCAGGATCTGCTCAACGGCCCCGGCCGCGATCGCCAGGACGAGGCTCCGGATCGCCGGCCGAACCAGGATCCACACCGGCCAGGCCGTGAGCGGGACGCAGCGGTCGGCGAGTTGGTCGAAGAGCGCGGCCGCCGCCTCGAGGACGAGCTCCTTCTTCTCCGGGCCCGACAGCGTGCTCGTGGCGTCGAGCGTCTCGATCGAGATCCGCAGGATCCCGAGGAGCAGTTCGCCGAACTCGCGCCACGTCAAGCCGTCGGCTGCGGCGGACTGGGCCGCGTCCAGATAGGCCGAGACCTTCTGGGCGATCGACTGAAACGGGCTGGCAGCGGCGATCGGGGCGTCGGCGATCATTTGGCGATCCTCCGGAACACGAGCTCGGCGGGCACGACCCGCCGCCGGCGCTGGCGGCAGCTCTGGCACTCGACGTACTGGACCTGGGCGGGCCCGGCCCGCTTGCTCGACTCGACGCGGCAGCGGCCGCCGCACTTCGGGCAGCGGCTAGCCGGCATGGGCTCGCATCCTGGCGACGGCGGCGGCCGCGGCGGCCCGCGCGCCGGAGAGCGACCGCATGTAGTCGGCCTGCTTGTCGGCGGCCTGCTCGGCGAGCCGGGCGTTCTCGGCGGCCGTCAGGTTCTCGGCCCTGAACTTTTCCAGGGCGCGGACGGCTACGCTCGTCGCCTTTCCGTACGCGGCATGGGTGACGACGCTGACGTCGTACAGGCCGGAGAACTCGCGGATCGTGCGGCTGGTGTTCCCCTTCTCGTCGTGGGTCCAAGTCTCGCCTTTGGGGTCGACCGTGAACGCGAACGAGCTGCCGAACAGGTCGCGACGACGGATGAGCGTCGTCACGTCCCGGCCGAGCTGCGTG